TTCCGATCAATAGTGACCGAGTCCCCCGTCGCCATCGGCGATGTCGATTACTACAGGGAGATCCTGCATCCCACCATGGTGGTCAAGGCGACATTGGACTCCACGGAGAACGACCCTTTGGGTACGGACATCGTCATCGGCTCGGGCAGACTCGTCCATGTCGGGGACTTCATACGAAAACTCTACCTTCGATTTGGGATGGACATGGACAAAATGGCGATCAGGGACCCACAGAATCCTCCCCGACCGTCGATATACCGCAAGTGCCTTTTCTATTCGCACAGGCACGATCCCCGATTTTCGGAGGAAGCCGTGATCAACCTCCTTACCTACGAACTATCTACTGTGAAGGAATTTTCGACATGAGCAACGACATCGCCCTGACAATCGAAGATGCCATCAGGCATAAGGTCCATGAGACGCTTCGTCTTTCGGGATCCAATCCTCCCGAACTTCCCGACAATCTCGTCGCTACCGACAACCTCGGTGAAGTGATTGAGAAACTCTGCATCCTCCACATCCGTACATGGTTCCTTGAGGACATGGTAGGTGTCGCAAAGACGGACGAAGAGGTCGCCTCCTTGAAGAGGAAGATCGACATCTGCTTCAAGCAGAAGAGACCGCAGTACATCCAAGCGATCAACCGCATGGTTGACGATGCGGTGATCAACCAAAGGCGCATCACGGAAGACTCCGTGAAGATCTACAAGGGGAACTGATGATTCACCCAATTACCTTGGTGCGTGACACCATCGATCAGGATGACATCGGTTCCTTGATCGAATGGCTCAAAACCAACCCACGCCTCACCAAGGGGGTGAAGACGGTTGAGTTTGAACAGGCGTGGAGCGGTTGGCTCGGCTGCAAGTACTCCGTGTTCGTGAACTCGGGCTCATCTGCGAACCTTGCCATCCTGTACGCCCTCATCATCTCGGGTAGGCTTAGGAACAAGAAGGTGGTGTTCCCCTGCCTCTCTTGGGTCACCACCGTGGCACCTGCCATCCAACTCGGGCTTGAACCGATCCTTTGCGAGACGGACAGCCGCAACCTCGGGATCGATGTCGCAGAGTTTGAGAAGATCTGCGAGCGGGAGAGTCCCGCTGCCGTGATGATCGTGCATGCACTTGCCTTCCCCAACGACATGCGGGGCATCAGGGAGGTGTGCGAGAAGTACGGTGTGATCCTGCTTGAGGACTCATGCGAGAGCGTGGGTACCTTGGTGGATGGAAAGAAGACAGGCACTTTCGGTCTTGCCTCTTCGTTCAGCACATACTACGGTCACCACTTCTCGACCATCGAAGGCGGCTTCGTCTGCACCGATGACTACGAGTTCTACAACATCGTCAAGAGCATCCGATCCCATGGATGGTCTAGGGACCTTGACGAGGTGACCCGTAGAGATCTCCAACTGAAGTACGGGATCGATGACTTCAGGAACCTCTACACCTTCTACCATGCGGGATTCAACCTGCGCTCGACGGACCTACAGGCGTTCATCGGGATCAGTCAGTTGGAGAAACTCGACCGCTTCTGCGAGATGCGCTACGAGAACCTGCTGACATACGACAGGCTGATCCGAAACCCGTATTGGAAGATCGACATCTCGCAGTTCGACTTCGTGTCCAACTTCGCATACCCCGTGATCCATCCCCTGTCTGCGACGATGGTCGAGAAACTGACGGCAGCGCATGTCGAATGCCGACCGTTGATAGCAGGAAGCATCTCAAGGCAACCGTTCTTCTACGAGAGGTATGGAAAGAAGGCGTATCCGTTCTCGGATCGCATCCACGACCACGGCATCTACCTACCGAACAACCCGACGATGACAGAGGACGAAATCAACATGGTGTCCAACATCATCAACGGAGTCACATCACATCCGAGTTGAAAGAGGAAAAGCAGCATGTCGCTTATTGACCTGAATCAAAAACCTCTACCTCTGTCGATACACATCCTCACCACATCTCTGAACAGGGATAGGCATCAGTCTATTCTGAACACATGGCTCAAAGATTTCTACGACTATGTGTTCTACACCGATTTCACTTCTGAAATAGGAAATCAAGTAGAACTTACCACGAACACGGAGTACCACTCCAATGGGGAAAAGCACATTCTTGAAGTGAATAGAATCGTGAGGGAGAAGATCCACAACGATTACCAATGGTTCTATTTCTGCGATGATGATACGGTCCCCAACATATCAAGGATCTTGGACTACTGTCGTACCGCAGACCGAAGTAAGGTTCATGCTTGGACGGACACCTGTTGGGCAGAGGATCCGACTTTACTATCCGTTTCGGGTGGTGCTGGATATCTCGTTCCTTCTGAAGTATTCCAAGGAAGGACACCCCCAAGGCTGAAACGGATCGTGTGGTCCGATGTTCAATTTGCTCTGTGGCTGCGAGAGAACGGCATACCGTTGCAACACAATTCCGAGTTCAAGCACAACATCCCATCTCAGTTCGGAATCGACATTTCCACGGTGGAGGGCAGGAACTTGGTGAGGGAACACATGTCTTTCCACTATGTCAAGAACCACGAACTGCGATCTGCGATATGGGAAATCTACAACACACCCAAGGAATGAAGATATGGGATTGCAATCCATGAAGACTCTCGTCACAGGCGCAGCAGGATTCAAAGGACGAGATCGGCATGGTTTCAGACATCGTCAACAGCGTCACATTGGAGAAATGAATGGACCACATTTACACACAGCCGCAGTTTGGAGAGAATTGGTTTACCTATCCGAACCTCTACTCACAATTTGTCCGTGAACTGCCAAGCGGTTCCAAGATGGTGGAGGTTGGTTGTTGGAAGGGAAAGAGCATCGCCTACCTCGGGGTCGAGATCATCAACTCAGGGAAGGACATCCATGTCCATGCCATCGACACTTGGGAGGGATCGCCAAACGAACCTCCACATCAGCAGGATGTCTATGTCCGAACGGGGAAACTCTATCAGTTGTTCCTGTCGAACATCTCCCCCGTCTCTTCCGTGGTGTTTCCCGTGAAGGTCGCTTCGGTCGAGGGCGCAAAGAGGTATGCCGATGAGTCCTTGGATGTCGTGTTCATCGACGCATGCCACACCTATGAGTGCGTCAAGGAGGACATTGCAGCATGGCTTCCGAAGGTGAAGAAAGGCGGCTACCTTGCGGGACATGATTACCCTTGGAGCCATGAGGATGCCGTAAAGAGAGCGGTGGATGAGAGCGTTTCTCCAATCCAAGTCACCGAGGGATGTTGGGTCTATAAGAAAAGGTAATCAAGATGAATGCCATGGTCACAGGTGCGGCGGGCTTCATCGGCTCGCATATGGTCGATCTCCTACTGAACCACAGGCACTCGGTTGTCGCCGTAGACAACGAGAGTTCAGAGTCGCATGCCAAGTTTCATTGGAACCCGCTTTGTGATAACAGATTGTCTGATGTTTGCGACCTCACGCCACTCGACTTCGACGGTGTGGATGTGGTGTTCCATATGGCGGCTGAAGTCAGCATCCCGAAGTGCATGGCACACCGTGATCAGGCTTTCAGCACCAATGTGATCGGAACATGGAATGTCCTCGACTGCGCACAGAAGGCGGGAGTGCGTCGGCTCGTCTTCTCGTCCACCTCGGCGATCTACGGAGTCAGGGCAAGCGGTTTCTCTCCTCCTGTGAAGGAGACTGATTCCATCGACTGCCCGAACAACTACGCAACGAGCAAGTTCATCGGGGAGCAGTTGTGCAAGCAGTACTCTCTTCTCCACGGACTCGACACGGTGTGCCTCAGGTACTTCAATGTCTTCGGCGAGAGACAGGCTGACAGGGGGTCATATAGCCCCGTCATCGCATCGTTCCTGCGGATGCGAAGGGAAGGCAAGCCCCTCCTCATATTTGGAGATGGTCATCAGTCGAGGGACTATGTCCATGTCTCGGATGTGGTCAGGGCGAACCTCATGGCGGCTGACCATCCCCACGCCCTCCACGGTGAGGCAGTCAACATCGGAAGTTGGCGGTCTTCGTCGGTACTAGAGATCGCCCGTGTAATATCCCCCGACGAAAGGTCGATATGCTTCATGCCGAAGCGTGAGGGTGAGGTCAGGCATTCGTTGGCTGACTGTGGCAAGGCTGCTTCCCTGTTCGGTTGGAAGGCAAAGACGGATGTGATGGATTGGATACGGAATGCAACCTAACACGGACAAGATCGAAGTCGCCATCCTCAGAAGCCTCCTGCACCTGTCGGAGTTCACTCGACGGGTGCTTCCCTTTTTGAAGGAAGCCTACTTCCACGATCCCTGCGAGAAGAGGCTGTTCCTCACGATCTCGGAGTTCACCTCCAAGTACAACGCACCGCCGACCGAGGAGGCACTCAGCATCATCCTCGGTCAGCAGGACGGGATGTCCCAAGGCGAGTACGACGAATGCGTTCGACTTCTGCCTCTCCTTGGCGAGCCTCAAGAGCATCCCGACCTCCAATGGCTCATCGATCAGACGGAGAAGTTCTGCAAGGACAAGGCGGTCTACAACGCTCTCATGGAGTCCGTCGAACTCCTTGACGAGAAGCGGTCGAAGGGGAGGTCCAAGGCTGCTATCCCCGAGATCCTCAAGGAAGCCCTCAGTATCTCATTCGATGAACACATCGGTCACGACTTCATTGAGGATGCCGAGCGGCGGTACGAGTTCTACCACAAGGTGGAGAAGAAGACACCGTTCGACCTCGACATGTTCAACAAGATCACCAACGGCGGGGTGCCCGACAAGACCCTCAATGTGATCCTTGCGGGAACTGGTGTAGGCAAGTCCCTGTTCATGTGCCACCACGCCGCCAACTGCCTCTCGCAGAGCAAGAATGTCCTCTACATCACCTGCGAGATGGCTGAGGAGAGGATCGCCGAGCGCATCGATGCGAACCTCATGGACATCACATTGGATGACCTCAAGAAGTTGCCGATGGATGTGTACGCCAAGCGGCTCTCCAAGGTCACGGCGGGGATCACGGGCAAGTTGTTGATCAAGGAGTACCCCACGGCATCGGCGAACGCAGGGCACTTCCGACACCTCCTTGACGAACTGCGGCTGAAGAAGGACTTCAAGCCCGACATCATCTTCATCGACTACCTCAACATCTGCGCCTCGGTGAGGTTCAAGCCTGGAGCGAATGTCAACTCCTACACCTACATCAAGGCGATTGCGGAGGAACTCCGAGGTCTCGCCGTGGAGATGGCGGTGCCGATCTTCACGGCAACACAGACCAACCGCTCGGGGTTCGGCAACACGGATGTTGACCTGACCGACACATCCGAGTCGTTCGGACTTCCCGCCACCGCCGACTTCATGTTCGCACTCATCGCCACCGAGCAGTTGGACGAACTCGGTCAGGTCATGGTGAAGCAACTCAAGAACCGCTACAACGATGTCGCCACGAACCGAAAGTTCGTGGTCGGAATCGACCGTGCCAAGATGAAGTTGTTCGATGTCAGCGATCCAACGGCGAACCTCGTCAACGCAGCCGTGAACGACGATGACGATCCCGCCCCCGTGCGCCCACGCCCCCACGCACACGGGCGCACGGGCGTGAACGCATGCGCACCCACACGGGCGCACGGGCGCACGGGCGCACGGAAACCACCCATCGATGATGACGATGGATGGACCTGACCTGCACATGGACGGGTGCCTGAATCGGAAAAAGGTGGTCGCTTATAACGGCCCTCATGTGGGTTCGATCCCCACCCCGTCTACTCATAGATACGGAAAATACCATGCTCACATTCAAGGAAGTCGGCACCACAGAGATCACCCGCAACAAGCACCTCCCCCATGTCGAGGACCTCATGTTCCTTGAGGGAAAGGGAGGTCTCGCCTCCTCGCTCCACATCCTCGCCGAGGTGATGCGTCAGTCCGATGGCATCAGGATGTCGGTGAAGTGGGATGGTCGCCCCGCCATCGTGTGTGGGATCAATCCCGAGAACTCCAAGTTTTTCGTCGGCACGAAGGCGGCGTTCAACAAGGATGTCCGTGCGTTCGACACCAAGGATGGGATCATGGCGGGGGTGGAGAACCCCGACCTCGCCGAGAAGTTGGTCGAGTGCCTCGCATGGCTCCCTAGCCTCGGCATCCGAGGTGTCGTGCAAGGCGACCTCCTGTTCACCTCCGATTCCATCACGGTCACCGAGGAGGAGGTGGCGTTCCAACCCAACGCCATCAGGTACTCGGTCGGAAGGAACACCGCCGTGGGCAAGGCGATCAGCAACGCCAAGTTGGGTGTCGCCTTCCATACGGTCTACGAGGGCAAGACCATGGGATCGCTCACGGTCTCCTCGTTTGGATTCGACCCTTCCATGGTCGCACAGGATTCCCCCGTTTGGTTCCCGAGCATCTCCGTACACACCCTCACGGAAAGCACTCCACTTGAGAACGCCACCAATGAGGCGAGGCTCCACTACTGCGAGGAGCAGTCGGAGAAGGTCGGGCAGTTCCTCGGGACCATGCTCTCAAACAAGGAACTCGTCCCCTTCCTCTCCCCCTACATCAACGCCACGGTCATGGCGAACATCTCGGAGTGTTCGGCACGGGGTCTTGCCCTCTACATCGAAACCAAGGTGGGCAAGGAGATCCTCAAGTTGAAGACCGACAAGGGCAGGTCGGACAAGAAGGCACTAGCAGACCGCCTGATCAACTTCACCGAGGTCTACGCCAAGCAGTTCGATACGGCGTTTCTCCTACATAGGAAGATGGCTCTCGTAAAGGAATCTCTCCTCCAAAGGGTGCCTCTTACCGAGTTCCGCCATCACTTTGTCGATGCCGAGGGCATGCGACCGACCGAGCCCGAGGGAATCGTCGTGAGTGAGTCCAAGAGAGCCGTGAAGTTCGTGACACGGTCACGGTTCTCGGCGCAGAACAGGAAGGTAAACGGGTGAAAGGTTTCTCCACACACATCAGCGAGCGTGGTCCGAGGGACACCGCAGTCTTCTCGTTCGGGCGCATGAATCCTCCGACAACGGGACATGGTGTGGTGGTGGACACGGTCGTTGAGGAGGCTAGGGCTCTTGATGCCGATCACTTCGTCTTCCTCTCCCGCACACAGGATGCAAAGGTGAACCCCCTCTCGACCGAGAAGAAGGTCGAGTACATGAAGGCGTTCTTCCCGAATACAAACATCTCCACCGAGGCTACGAACCCCTTCGATGCCGTCCTGCATCTCTGCGACATGGGATACAAGAACATCGTCCTCGTCACGGGAGATGATCAACAGGCTGACTACGAGCGCATCCTGAAGTACAAGGGAACGGTCGCCGCCAAGGATCCAAAGGGAAGGTCCTACTCGTTTGAGTCGTTCCGAGTCCGTGTGGCGGGGGAGCCCCGCTCCAAGGATTCGACGGGACTCGCAGCCGTGGGTGCGACCGATGCCCGTGAGGCGGCTTTCAGAGGCGACTTCGCCGCATTCTCCGCACTCATCCCCACCGAGGACGGTCTCCTCAAGGAGCGGCTCTACAACGATGTCCGCAAGGGTCTCGGTCTCAACGAGGAGTATGTCGAGGAGGCTCGGGAGAACGGAGACAAGGTCACCATCCTCGCCCTGACATCCTCGGACAAGGATCTCTCGGACACGATTGAGAAGATGGGGGAGATCTGCAAGAAGCGCAAGATCCCCTTCTATGCCGTCAAGACGAAGAAGGCGCAGATCGACCTGTCGAGCGTCGTGGCGAAGAAGATCACCATCAAGAACTATGACGGCGAAGGCAAGGATGTGACCATCGTTCCGAGCGACACGATAGCAATCGTCCGTGGCGGGGTTATGAACAGCGAGGTCGGGGTTGCGATCCTCACCATCCTTCAGAACAACGGCGTGTTCATGGTGAACGAGAAGGGGGGTATGGAACTCTGCGCCAACAAGTTGGAGACCGCCATCGCCCTCAAGAAGCACGGTCTGCCCCACCCAAAGACCGCCTATGTCTCTAGCGAGGCGAACATCGAAGCCGCAGTCAAGGAGATCGGGGGCAAGTTTCCCGTCATCTGCAAGACCCTGACGGGTGCCGAGGGCATCGGTGTCTCCAAGATCGAAAGCATGGAGAGCCTCAAGAGCGTCCTACAGACGCTTTGGAAGTTCGGTGCCGAGATCATCATCCAAGAGTTCCTCCCCGACTTCAAGAACGATGTCCGCAGCATCGTCCTCAACGGCAAGATCTTCGCCTGTGCCAAGCGTGACAAGGCACCGAAGGACTTCCGCACGAACATCGCCCGTGGATCGAAGGGCGGCTCGTTCCAACTCTCCGACGAGGAGATCAAGTTGGTCGAGCAAGCCGCTCGGGTGAGCAAGTGCTACTATGTCGGAATCGACCATGTCATCAACGATGGCAAGCCGTACATCATTGAGATGAACGCAAGCCCTGGCAGCGGCAACATCTACTACCGCTACTACGAGGACGGCAAGGGCAAGGACAATGTCAAGGGCGAGGAGTTGGTCGAGGACTTCCTTGACCACATCCTTGTCAAGGCAAATTGGAAGTTGTTCTCAAACCTCGCAGTCCGTGAGACGGTGAAGGTCGATGGCGTGGAGTACCAAGCCAAGATCGACACGGGGAACAGCGGCTACAACATGATCCATGCCACGGAGATCAAGGACAACGGCGACCACACCGTCACCTTTAGGCTCCCGAGCGGCAAGAAGGTGACGAAGAAGATCATCAGCCGCATCAGCGTGAAAAGCGGGATCGGGGAGAAGAAGCGTCTCGTCGTGCTGATGGACATCGACTTCCACGGGAAGCACTATCCGAACATCAAGTTCTCCCTCGGCGACCGAAGCCACATGTCGAGCAAGGTCCTCGTCGGTCTCCGATTCCTCGGACAGACGGGCAGCGTGGTTGACCCCGCCGATGCCATCTATCCTCAACCCGACCCCAAGAAGAAGGGGGTGACCGAGGAGGAGGAAGAGGAGGAGGAGATCTCGGAGATGTCTGCGGTCGAGGTGAAGGACGCAGCCAAGGAGATCATCACAAGCCCGTTGGTGGCGACCAAGGTATTCGCTCTCGCCAACAAGAAGAAAGTGCTGACTCCCGAGGCTTTCAAGAAGGAAGTTGAGACAACGAAGCAGGAAATCCTCGCCCACGCATACAAGGTCACGGGCGCATCCGTGACCTTGAACATGTTCCTACAGAAGACCATGTTGGGCAAGTTCTTGGTGAAGATCCTCGACAAGGTCCTCATCCAAGGAACCATCGACCCCGTGATTGTGGGGAAGGCTCTCCACTCGGCTATTCCGTATCTCGGCATGGGCGACGATGTCGATGGCAATCCCCTCGTCGAAGCCGATGTCACCAAGGGCAAGAAATTCAAGACCAAGTCGGGCAAGACGAGGAAGTCGCCCGAGGACAAGACCTCGGGTCTCCCGAAGAAGTATGTCTCGGGATTGAGCAAGGGCGAGGCGAAGACCCGAAGCAGGGAACTCGCCAAGCGGAAGGACATGCCCGATGACGATCCCAAGACTTGGGAGTTCGTGAATCCACGGGAGAAAAAGATGAAGACGAAGCCGTCGAAGTACACGACGCTGTTCAAGAAACTCGCCAAGAAGGGCAAGGTCAAGGCTATCAAGAGCGGCTACGAGCATGACGAGGCTTTGGAGCGGCTGTGGTCCATTGACGAGTCCCAAGAGACGAACTCGTCCAAGTTGAGGCTAGCCATCGCCTACGAGGACCGATGCCGTGAGCGAGGCATGTCGGAGGCTACCGAACTCGTCAGGGCGTACATCGAACAACTCAAGGAAGTCCGCAACGAAGAGATCGGCACGGACGAGCCCACCACCATTGACGAGGACTTCGACTACCTGCTGATGGAGGTGAGTCCTCCTAGCGGACCCGCCCGTCGATTCTCCAAGAAGGAGAAGGTCAAGGCTCAGTTCAAGAAGAGGTACGGCAAAGATTGGAAGCAGGTCTTCTACGCCACGGCATGGAAGATGCACGGCAAGTCCGAGTCGGTCGTGGTCGCCGACGAATGGCTTGCCGAGGCTGACAGGATCCACGGCGTGATGAAGTGGACCTCCTTGAGCAAGCGTGGTCCCCTTGAGATAGGCAGCGACGAGATCGTCAAGACCTACAAGCGTGACACTCCAGGTGAGCGTGAGCGTCTCAAGGAGGAGGGCGGCGAGGAGATCGATGACGAGAAGAGGCGGCTCTACAAGGAGTGGCAGAAACTCGTCAACATGTCGGGCAAGGAGATCCAATCGTTCCTCGACTCCGATGGTGGCGAGGAGGCGGGATTGAGCCGCAAGGAGGCGGGTAAGGCGGGAGCGGGTGGCAAGAAGATCACCAGCGGTCGTGACTCTGCCCGTGCGATCATCCGAATGCTCGACACCCCGATGGTGAAGTGGAGTGCCAACGATTGGAAGTGGGCGGGTAAGCAAGTCAACTTCATCTCCCGCATGAAGGGTGCGAAGGGCGGCATGCGTGACGAGAAGGGTCGCCCCACCCGCAAACTCCTAGCACTCAAGGTTTGGGGTCACAACCCCGAGAAGAAAGGCTGACCGATGAAGAACTTTGGGGGAATCAAGAAGGACATCATGGAAGCCCGCATCGCCGCCTTGGAGAAGAAGGCGAAGAAGAGCGGCATCCCATACGGCATCCTAAAGAAGGTCTACGACAGGGGAATGGCTGCATGGAAGGGGGGTCACCGTCCAGGTGCCACCTCACACCAATGGGCATTTGCCCGTGTCAACTCGTTCATCGTGGGCGGGAAGACCCGCAAGACCGCCGATGCCGACCTTTGGAAGAAAGCCAAGGGCGGTTGATCGCTAAATAGAAAGCACTAGGAGAGTCAGTATGTCCATGTTTCACAATCCATTCAACTCCAAGGTCGTAGCCGACATCACCAAGTTCCTCAACGAGCATCGCAACGATGTGAGGATCAATCCTTGCCTTGACGAGGCTGCGAAGGAGGCTGCGGGGGGCATCGACCTCGACGGAATGCTGATTGAGGAGAAGAGGGCGGTCCTCCGACTCGCCTTCAACGAGGCTGTCGGTAAGTGCGGCTGCAAGGGCACGAACCAAGAAGCAAACGAGTTCACGGCTGCGTTTGAGAGGCATGTCGAGGAAGGCAAGAAGTTGCCGCCCGAGTTCCTAAAGAACATCGAAAAGAAGAAGAAGGAAGCGAAGGCGAAGAAGGAGTCGGTCGAGGAGGGTGAGCATCGCCGCCCTTTTGACCGCTTGGACGAGGCATACGCCCTAGAGGGCTTTGCCCAACCGACTGAGAAGGAACTCAGGAAGTTGGTGAAGTATTTTCAAACGATACTCAAAGACCCGAAGAAACTGAAGGCGAGCGGATTCGACAAGAAAGAGGCAGAGGAAAACCTTGAGGATGCGCTTCACATGATCAAAACCATGGAAGAGTTCGCCAAGGACTTTGCAGCAACCAAGGCTAAGGTCAAGGAATCCTTCGATGTGACCGAGTTGGGCGAGGCGAAGGCTTCGTCCACTATCGAATTCTCTCTCATGTCGAAGGACTTCGATGGAATGGAATCCGCCCACGACTCCCTCCCTAGGAGGTTGAAGTCGATGCAGACGGGATCGGGCATGGCGTTGGGGAGCGGGATGCGTGACCACGGCTACGAGTGCAAGTCGAAGTCCGACATGGATGCCATCGTCGCCCACTACAAGAAGAAGGTAAAGAGCCTGACCGTCAAGAAGCACTCTGCGGAGTAGGTCGGGGTGACCGAGGCTGCGAAGAAGCAGTCTTTCTCTGACCTCTTGATGAAAAAGGCAACGAGGAAGAAGGAGCCTTGGGAAGAGGCTTACTACAAGTGGTTCGATGGCGTGTCGATTGGAATCTTTGACATGGGTAAGGTTGCCAAGGAGATTCAGGCTCTTATCGCAGCGAAGGCGAACCTTGATGTCGAGATGCCGAAACTTGTGAAGAAGTACGGCAAGAACAACTAGGATTCGGACGGCTGCTAAATACCGCAAAGGGAGAAACAGATGGCACTTTGGAACAAGTTTGACAGGGAAGAGTCCAAGCCGACTTGGCTGAACGCAGCACAGAAGATCAACTGTGTTCGCACCATCAAGGGATGGGAACTTCCGCTCGACGGCACCTCGCTTGGCGGTCAACTTCAGGGCAAGTTGGGCACGACGGCATCGGTTCCGAACATGGAACTCCTTGTCGCCATTCCGCTCGACTTTTCCACCACGGGCGTGACCGACGCTTACTACGCCAACCGCAGCATCACCGCCGCAGGTGCGACCTACGGCACCGATGTGCCGAACTACCGTCCCTACTTCACCTGCCCCTTCAGCGGGGATGGTCCGACCGAGGGTGGTTTCAACAGCGCAGGTCTGTCCTTCACCACCTCGGTGGCGGGTTCGGGCACCACGGGCGCAGGAAACTACGCCGTCAACGGCTACGGTGTCTCCACTCTGAACTTCCCCGCCTCGGCGACGGCTTACATCAAGATCGTCGCCAACGATGTGAACTTCACCCACAACCTCACCTTCAGCGAGGTCACCGATCCGTTCGGTGCGCAGGGCAACATCGTGCAGGGATCTGCGCTGTTGGTCGCAAACAATGTCCCGACCGCAGTCTACGAGACCTTCTTCGGACCCACCTCGGCGTTCAACAACAATGTCGCCGTGTTCAAGGTCAACAGGGCGGGTGCCACCGCTGCCAACCGCTCGGTCACCCTCCGTGTGACCGATGCGGGATCGGGAAGCCTTACCGCCGACACCACCTTCAAGGTGTCCTTCGTCTGATAGGAGTCACCATGAAGTCGTTCAAGGAACTGCGCAAGACCATCAACGAGAGTTCGTATCCTTCGGCGTTCGACGCTGCGGGAACTAGGGGTCGTGTCGGTCCTCAGGACAGCGACAACTCGTTGGAGTTCGGTCGGAACCTCGCCGACCTGTCGAGGCAGTCCATCGCTAGGATCAATACCTACCTCGGAGCCCTCGGAGCCAAGCCGTACATCAATCCGATGGAGGCTTTGAAGCAAGCGCAGGGTCGCCTTCAGATGGTCGGTCTCGACTTCCACATCCCCAAGGACTTCTGCACCACGGTCGAGGAGTCCGAGACCACCAACACCTTCCCCCTGACCCGATTCGGGGGAACCCTTAGGTCGGATGGCACCACCTACGGATACGAAATGGATGACGGGATCACCCCTGTCCTCGGTCATGGCTTGATGATGCAGGTCGAGACCCAACGGCTCACGAACGGTCTCATCCAAGTGCAAGCCATGGTGGTCCCCTCCACCTAAAGAACTCTTGAGTATGGGATGTATGAGCCGCTGACGGAAGACAACTACATCCGTTTCGCCATGAAGCACTACGATAATCCCCTCTGCAAGGGGGTTGCGGAGTTTGAAGATGACATGGCGAGGCTCGTCTACCTCAAGAGGCTGTTCAGGCGGTACAGGAAAACGGGAGTCCTTCGGGAACGCCTGATCCTCAACCACATCATCGTCTTCTGCAATGTGTTCGGGGTCGAGGCGGGATGCCGCCTCCTCTTCCATCGCATCGAATCCGACCTCCACTACATACTGAAGACCTTCCTCGTATACCTCGGGTATCTGCCCGAAGGACAGCCGAAGTTTAGGCTTGAGGTCGATGTCCTAGCCATGGTGATGGACATGGGAATCATCCAACGGCTGAGGGGAATCTGATGTCATCCGTCGTAGACCTACTGATCTCATACAAGTTCGCACAGATCCTTGCCACTCCATGGAATCAGATGGAGGCTTACAGGTTGGGGATCATCGATGCGGGGGGCAAGATCCTCAAGCCTCGGGCTAGCCTCAAGACAGCCGAGGAAAAGAAAGCGTATCCCTCGGTCTTCTACACCTTGGCTTGGAACATCAAGCGATTGCTTGAGTTCAACTCGCCGTGTCTCCTCGGAAAGGGCATCAACCTAGCCAACCGCAGCGAGTTCGCAGTCAGGACGATCCTCCTCAAGGAGTACTGCGAGAGGCAGGGAGCCGATCCAAATCTGATCGAAAGGTTGGTTTCGGAGGAACTCGACCGAAAAGGTCTGCTCCTATGGACGATGAATGAAGAGACGCAGCCCGTGGCAATCGAAGCGGGGTCCTATCGCATCCGTGGTCGAAGGGTCGCCCTCGACAGCCAACTGCTACCCACAGACGAGTTCTTCGGGTTCCCGATCTACAGGCTCGGGAGCCTGATCTTCACGATCAACGATGTCCAAGAGGACGCTCCTGCGAATGCGGTCGGACATGGCAACATCGCAGGTACATCACCAGGTCAGGAACCACCAGGTCGCCGAGGTCTGCTCTTCAAGCGGAAGATCAGGCGACAGGCTTCTTCTGGCTGAACCGCTATGTATGCGGCTGTTTAGCCGTAAAAGTCGTAAAATCAAGAATCCCATAAGATTGTATTCAGCAAGTCCTTGTGGGGCTTAGTTCTCATACACTTATGGTTTGATCCTATAACTATGCCTCTGTTTCTCGACACCAAGTACATCAACATGCTCTCGCCGAAGTTGGAACGCTTCGCATGGAAGAAGCCGAACCATCTCGCCGTATGCAGGTGTCCCATCTGCGGGGACTCCAAGAAGAACGGCAACAT